AGAAAATGGAATCTCTATCAGATAAAAAGGCTTAACTATGCCCATGGTGCCCGAATTGTAACCTAACATCCGCGAATTGGCTGAACCGGAGCCAGATTTGCAGGACGATGCCGATATTGTCATTGAGTCATCTGATGAAGATTCTGACCAATTTAATACTGACAATGATGGTAACATTTTAACAATCGAGCACCCAGATGGCGCTATTACGATTTCTCTTGATGGTAGCCCTATCTCTCGCGCTGCTGATCGGGGACCTAGCGGGTGGTTCGATAATCTTGCAGATGACATTAACGATGGCGACCTTGAAAGCATTGCTAACGAACTACTCCGCAGTATAGAAGACGATCTCACCAGCCGTAAGGACTGGATTGAAGATCGCGCCAACGGCATCAAGCTCTTGGGCTTAAAGTTGGAGATCCCCGGTTTGGGCGGTTCTGCTGATGGCGCTCCTGTTGAAGGCATGAGCCGTGTCCGTCACCCCTTGCTCTTGGAAGCAGTGCTACGGTTCCAAGCCAACGCACGAGCAGAACTTCTGCCAACAGACGGGCCGGTCAAAATTCGCAATGACAATAACAATGCTGATTTGGGGGAAGATCAAAGAGCCAATGCTCTTGAGCGTGATCTGAATCATTTTTTGACTGCGGTAGCTACCGAATATTATCCTGATACGGATCGCATGTTGCTCTCATTAGGTTTTGGCGGAACAGCATTCAAGAAAGTTTATTATTGTCCGTTACGAAATCGCCCCGTCAGCGAAACTGTGGACGCAAATGATCTTATAGTGAATAATGCCGCAACTGATCTGCAAAATGCTCGCCGTGTCACACACCGTACAACTCTCAAGCCCTCAACAGTTAAAAGGTTGCAGATCTTGGGCGTGTACCGCGATATTGATTTGCCGCCCCCGTCCGAAATGTCGCTTGATAGCGTCCAGCGTGAAGAAAAATCCCAGCAGGGCATTGAAGTTGGCTCTCTGCGCCCAGAAGATCGTGACCGTGAAATTTATGAATGTTATTGCGAACTGGACATCCCCGGTTTTGAACACAAGCTCAAAGGCAAAGTAACCGGCCTTGAATTGCCATATACTGTAACTATTGATGTTACATCCAAAAAAGTTTTGTCAATTGTAAGGAACTATGACGAAGATGACGCAGACCTCCCCGAAGCCAGAACAAACTTTGTTAAATATACTTTTGTGCCGGGTTTTGGCTTCTATGACATCGGTCTTTTACATATCTTGGGGAATACTACTAATGCCATTACGGCTGCTTGGCGTGAGCTGTTGGATGCTGGGATGTATAATAACTTCCCCGGTTTTCTCATGGCGGACACGGGAGCCCGGCAAAACACCAACATCTTCAGGGTCCCGCCCGGAGGAATGGCGCTAGTTAAAACTAACGGAATGCCAATTAGCCAAGCCATTATGCCATTGCCATACAAAGAACCATCAGGCGCTTTGATGAATCTGGTAAACAATATGGCCGAGACAGGTATGCGTATTGGCGGAACATCAGAGACGCAAGTCGGAGAAGGTAAGGCTGACGCTCCGGTTGGCACTACACTAGCGATGATCGAGCAAGCCACTAAAGTTTTGAACTCGGTGCACAAGCGCCTTCATGCTGCTCAAGCTGAAGAGTTTCAACTGCTGGCACGTTGCTTCAAAGAGCACCCGGATAGCTTCTGGCAGCGCAATCGCCGCCCTGCTTATCAATGGGATGAAGAAACATTTTTGCAAGCTCTTGATGACTGCAATATTGTCCCGCAAGCAGATCCTAATACATCAAATCATGCCCAGCGTATGATGAAGATTACTGCGTTGAAGCAACTTCAATCGCAAAACCCGTCAATGTATGACCCCATTGCAATTGACATTGCAGCACTGCAAGCTCTGGGTTGGAGTAACCCCCAACAGTTTATGGCTCCCCCCAGCTCACAAGGCAAACCCCCGCCAGAGCTTATTCAAGCTCAGGCCAAAATGGCAAACGACAAGCAGAACTCGGATGCCCGTATGTTGGACAGCCAAAGCCGCGCAAAAGAAATCGACGCGCAGATCGAGTTGGATCAGCAAAGATTGCAGCTTGAATCCCAGCAGAATGGTAATGGCGGTTTAGATCAAGCCAAGATGATGGACTTGCAGCTTAAGTCTGAAGAGATTCGCCAGCGGCAAGAGGATGCCATGCTGGACGCAATTAACCGGAAGAGGGACCGGGAAAGCCGTGAACGCCTAGCAGCGATCAAACTGGCAGAAGAAGTGTCGCGTAACCCGCAAACATTGGGTTATGTTGACAAAGTTATTGATCCTGCAATGTTACAGCGTTTGGAAGGAAACGAACCTACGCTTGACGGCAGACAGACCGGAGAACTCTAATGGCAGACAAGCGACCCACTCCAAAATCGCTGGCTTCTAAAATAAAGGGTCCAGAAAGTCGCCCCGGTTACGAGGAATATATTTCTGATCCGCGCAATCAGGATGCTGCTGTTCAAGCAGCTATGGACATTGCAAGCGCTCTTTTGGCCACAGGAACAATGGGTGGTAGCCTAGCTCTTCCGCCAATTTTCAATACAGCCAAAAATGCCTATAACCTTTACCGTTCAGCCAATAAAGCAGATCAATATTTCCGCCCAAACACATCGCGTCCAAACTCGATGCAGCCGGAAGAAATGCTTAGAACAGATCAAATCCCAACTGTTCGACCCAAAGAGCTTAAATACGAAGAAAACTATCGTGGCACACGCACTGAGCCAGATCCGCGTTTGGTTGCTGGTGACGAAGGCTTTGGCGCTGGCGCTTCTAACATTAGAAACCAACAACGCTTAACAAAGCAAGCCGAAGATCAGTTTGCACGAGATCAATTATCTCGCTTTGACAATGAGGGCGGTACAACTTCTGATGCCGTTGCGTTGGCAAGAGAGATCGCCCTTAATCGGTTAGCTCAAGAAAAAATGGCTCATAATGATCGGATTGCTAAAGAACAGCAACTGCGTGACATGGAAGTAGCCCGCTGGGAAAATGAAGGCGGATCTGGTGACCCGCGCTCTTATAGCCGCGATTTTGTTCTTGGCGAGACACCAATGGCCACTCATGGTGTTTTGCAAGGTAGGCCATATTATGGTCCATTAGCTCCCCGCTCTTCTTCCGAACTGGCTGTTGGTGCTCGTAAAGCTGAGTTGGGTGGTTTGCCAGCGTTACGCAGATCAACTGATCTTGGCGGAGTCGGAACAACTATTGGTTTTACACCGCGCCAAGATAATGTGCGTCAATTTTCACTTCGCCAAGACAATGCAGATCAATTCACACCTCGCCAAGATGTAAGACTAGAATCTGATCGTGGCAAATTGGGTATCATGCCTGCACAAAATCAATTGCAATCACAATTTCCACTACATGTTGGTCCCGTTTCAGCCGCTGCTCAACAAAATCACGAATTTCCTGCCGTGCCATATGATGATTCTCTTGGCGTCCAAATTCCTCAACAAGCTGCCCATGCAACTGGTGAGGGATTTGAAACAGATGAAAACGGCAGGGTAGTTCGCAGCAATCAATTTACTGGCATTACTGGATCTGAAGGAACGCCAGCTCATTTGCGTGAGCCTGTAGTTCAGGTAGCAAGGGATGTGCGTCCTGTTGCCGCTCGCGTTGAGCCAGCACCAGCTCCTGCAAAAACAGTGTATTGGGGTGACCCTGACCGTGCATCAGACTTTTTCCGTGCTGATAAACAAATGCGGCAATATCTGAAAGAAAATACCCCATCTATTGGGCGCGAAGGTTCTTTAAGCGACAACATGAAACGTGGCGGCGCTGTTGGTAAAAAGCCAGATGCGATACACAAGGCCCTTGAGATCATCCATCATTTAATCACAAGGTGAAACTATGTTTGACACGCCGTATGATCGCCATTTGGTTGAACACGCACTTAAGGTTTTGCGGCGTCATTACGCAACTGATGGTTTTGTTGACCCCCGGTTAGCGGAAGACGAAAAGAAAAAACAAGAACAACAACAAGCTATTGACGTTGCTAAACAAATTAAAGCTATTGATGCTGGAGGTCCAACAATAGCGGGCTCGCAACCAGCAACTACCGAAGATATGGCAGCAGCTATTAACGCTGGAGTTGCTCGCGGTGATAACTCTTTGTTTGGAGATAATAACAATACTGGAAAGTCAAATTCTTCAGGGTTTTTGGGTAATGGCGTTCTTAATGGATATGCTAATGCTGCTGGGAATTTAGTTGGCGGTGCGGGCAGTGCTTTAACCAACTTGTCTCAAGGCAATTTTGTCAATGCTGTTGGGGATGTTATAGGAGGGGCTGGGAAAGCTGCGGGTAGTATCGCAAATGGATATGTGAACGGTATCTCAAATATCGGTAACACAATAGTCGATACAGCTAAAAGCGGATATAACGCTATATCCAATGCTTTTACGCCAGCGCCACAATATGTCGATATGCCGCTGCCGCCTTCAAGGCCGGAAGAGTTTAGGGCAAATAACAGCCCTACTGTAACGACAGCAGCAGCTCCAGTTACTCCGTCTGCGCCAGCCGCTCCGGCTGCGCCAGCGCCTCAAGCAACTCGTGGCATTACATTTGCTGAAGAAGTGCCGCCAGCTCAAACACCTGCACCTATTGCAACCGCTGTTACAAACCCTGCACAAGCTCAAGCTGCAACAAGCATGATGTTTGGGCCGTCTGCTGGCGTGAATCAATCATTCCAAAATCAAGCACCAACATTATCAATGCCGGGGTTCCAGCCATACTCTGATGTGATGGCTCCCTATTCCAACACGCTGGGCGCTCAAGGCGCAGCACCAAACTTTGGTGGTATGCCCGGATCTGTCAGCGGCTACCCCGGAATGGCACAGCAACAAGAACAAATCTCCGGCCTTAATCAAATGCCAATGTCGGCCAATGTTGTGCCTGAAGCCACAATAGGATCGCAGGCTTACGGCCCCACATTAAACCAGACACAAGCTGAAATGCTTGGGTTTGATAGAGTGTCGGATGCTGACAAATTTGCAGCGTGGCAAAATGAAGCAGATCGTGTTGCCAATCTTGGGTTTGAAAACAATCCAATCACCGGCCAAACAGACATCAGCAATTATAATTCCCCATCTTTTACTAGCGATCCAGATCTTGTTGGCACTAGCCCAGATTCGGTCAGCTTTGGCGGGTTAACGCCCGGCGGGGCATCTGCTGCAATCAATGAAGCAGTAAATGCTGGTGACACAACAATGTTTGGCGAAAGCAATACAGCCAATTACGGCCCGGCAGGCGGCGTTGAGGTTGAGGGTAATGCCCCAGAAGGCACTGGCCAAGAAGGTGCTCCAGAGGGTGATGGTGGTGGTGGCGCTCCTGAAGGCGGCGGTACAGGCGATGGAGAAAAGCGCGGCGGTAAAGTTGGCGTAAATAGAAATGATACTTTCGTAAATTACGCACTTAAGGTATCTTCCAAATTCGGATCTGACGCTGCTAAAAGGTCCGTGAAAAAGGCAAAAGCGGCACGGTGGACGCACCGGTAATCCTAGCTAGGAGAATAGCATGTCGGAAATGGCTAAAAAGGCTCGTGAGGCCAACAAAGAGAAAGCGCAAAGGCTGGCAAAGCCCAATAAGGGCAGTGTCGATGCCAGCGGCTGGACAGAACCAACCATGAACACAGAGGCAAAAACGGGTTTACGCCCAATTTCCCCTCGTGCGTTCAAGCGTGGTGGTAAGGTAGATGGTGATGAGGCCAAGACAAATGCTGGCAAAATGCCGCGCAAGTCTGGTGGCGAAGTAAAAAAATGGGTTAACGCCAAAATTAACCGCAACGTCAAAGAAGCCAATTCTGAACTGGGTGATCCTCGTGTCGGCGCTCTTAAGCGCGGTGGCCGCACTCATAAGGCTGGCGGTGGTGCTGGTGACGGCAAAAACACAGCTTCTCAAGACAACCAGACTACAGATGCCGAATACAGGAAGCGCCTTGAAGCAGCGCAATCTGGACGCAAGTCCGGTGGCCGCACAGGCAAGGCCGGTGGTGGTCTTACAGATCCCCGCGCTACTGCTGCTGCAATGATGGGCGCAGCTAACTCTCGCGGTAATGTTCCTTCCGCCATGATGCAGTTTGGCGGTCTTAAGAAAGGCTTGCTTTCTCCTTTGCGGAAGTCTGGCGGTAAAGCTGAAAAGCATGATGATGTGAAGGCAGATAAGGCTCTTATCCGTAAAATGGTTAAGCCATCTGCTCGCACAGGTAAATCTGAAGGCGGCGGTAACTATACTGGCGGTACACGCCCGACTGGTGGCCGTATTGCTCGTAAGTCTGGCGGTAAGGCCGGTAAGGGCAAGACCAACGTGAACATTTTGATTCATGCTGGTGGTAAGCCCGGCATGGACGGCGCACCGATGCCCGGTATGCCCCCTCGCCCACCCGCTATGCCTGTGCCTGTGCCTCCCGCTGCTGCGGCTCCCCCGCCCGCTGGTGCGCCCATGCCAATGCCTCCGCCTCCAATGCCAGCTCCCGGTCCCCAAATGGGTCGCAAGTCTGGTGGCCGCACTTACCCCAAGATGCACTTTGGTGCAGCATCAGGTGAGGGCCGCTTAGAGAAAATTAAAGCATATGGGCTAACACCGCCCAAATAAGTTTATGAGGCGTTTTGCGCCTTGTAAAACGGCGGGATGAGGACCCTCTGCCTTATCCCGCCACCCATCACAGAGGGCGACAAGAGGGTGTCGTATGTTAACCAGTGTAGATCGACTGAAGTACGAATTTGAGAAAATTGTTAACGAAGATATTGAGCGAATCACGCAACAAATTGCTGCCGGATACATCCCTGACTATGAAACCTATCGGCATTTTCAGGGCATTCTGGCCGGTCTGAAATCTTCTCTTGTTCTGTTTGGAGAAGCTGAAGCCGTTGCCAGCGGTCAAAAATCATCGAACTAAGGAGTTTACCTATGCCTTACATGACAATGGATCACGAGATTGATCCTAAGCAGAAACTTATTCAGGAAGTTGGCGATATTTCCAATGTGGAAATCTTCAACAATCAAATCTTGGTTGCGGTGTACATCCGCCCCCAGAAAACAAAGAGCGGATTATATCTGTCAGACAAGACAACTGATGAAGATCGCTATCAATCAAAGGTCGGTCTAGTCTTGAAGAAAGGCCCCACAGCTTTTGTTGATGAAACAGAAGAGTGGTTCAAGGGGGTCAATATCAATGAAAACGATTGGATCGTTTTCCGGCCATCAGATGGGTGGCAAATCACCGTTAATAACGTCCTGTGCCGCATTCTCGAAGATGTGACGGTGCGTGGGCGCATTGACCAGCCTGATCGGGTCTGGTGAAGGAGAAAAATATGTCAGATAACCCAGAACAATTGGAAATTGACTTGTCAGTAGATGATGCTGGCAAGGACAATCATCCAGAAATACAAATTGTCGATGATAAACCTGTTGAACGGCAGGAAAAAACAGTCGATGAAGGCATTGAAGAGCTTAAACAGCGGCTGGAGGCAGAGCGCCAAGCCCGCATTGAGGCTGAAAAACGGGCTCAACAGGCTTCGCAAGAGGCATATAGAGCCAATTTAGAGGTAGAAGATACAAACTTACACCTCGTCAACAATGCCATTGACACCATCAAGCGCGACACAAGCATCCTTAAGAACCAATATAAGGAAGCTATGTCAGTTGGTGACTATGATCGCGTTGCTGAGATCCAAGAAATCTTGTCAGTCAATGCTGTCAAACTGTCACAACTTGAGTCGGGTAAGCAAGCGATGGAATCGCGGCCCCAACCGGCCCAACCACAGCCTCAGCAGTTTGCTGATCCAATTGAACAAATTGCATCTCAGGTCACGCCAGCATCCGCTGATTGGTTAAGGCGCAATAAAGACAGCTTGGGCAATGAAAAAACCATCCGCCGGATGTTCAGAGCCCATGATGATGCTATGGACGAAGGTATTATTCCCGATACTCGACAATATTTCGAATTTATCGAGAATAGAATTGGCTTGCGTAAGCCGGTTGAGGTTCAGGAGGAATCAGCTTTGTCATCCGCATCAGCCCCGACACAGCGTCGAGTCGCTCCACCGTCAGCTCCTGTAACACGCAGTGGTACAGCAAGTGGTACACGCACCAATATCGTCCGTTTAAGCGGTGATGAGCGTGAAATGGCCGCTATGATGGGCATGACTGAGAAAGAATACGCGCAAAACAAGCTGGCCCTGCAAAAGGCTGGCAAATTGCCAAACTAAGGAGACTTTTATGGAAAATTCAGCACCCAAACGGCGTGGCCGTCCCCCGGTAAAGGCCGTTACTAATAAGGAAGCGCCTTTGTTGGACGCAGTTCCTGTTGCAGAAACCGCACCCGTGTCATCTCGCGCCCCGGTTCGTCCAGCATTGCGTGAGGAAGATCCTCGTGCCCGTGCTGCAAAAAGGGCAGCAGAAATTAAAGGTCATATTGGCGATCTTGATGAGGGAACAGATGAATTTCTGGCCCCCACACCGCCTGATGGTTGGACATATGAGTGGAAAACCAAGACCGTTCTTGGTCAAGAAAATCCTGCTTACCAAGTTCAGCTTCAGCGCACTGGTTGGGAGCCAGTTCCTACCAGCCGTCATCCACAAATGATGCCCGGCGATCATAAATACGCAAATATTGAGCGTAAGGGTATGATTTTAATGGAACGACCCAAAGTAATTACTGATGAAGTAGTTGCTATTGATCGTAAAAGAGCCCGTGACCAAATTAATCACAAAAAAGCACAATTGGGTGAGGCTAAAGAGGGTCAATTTGGGCGTGATCACGCAAGTGTTAAGCCCAAAATCTCCAATTCATATGAGCCTATTCCGGTTCCAGAATAAAAATCAGCAAAATAGGGGGTCGCTTGTCAGCGGCCCCTTTACAATGTAATTTTTTAGTGTAATTTCGTAATTCAATTGCCTTATGGCAATTCTCTCCCCCGGCGTGGAGAGTATTTTAACTTTTCCTTGTCTCTGATTGCCCCCGGCGTGGCATGATGGACTTTCCTGTAAAAAGGAGGCCCCGTCATGGCTGCAAATACAGCAGGCTATTTCGGCTTTCGTCAGTATCAGGGCACTGGATCAGCTCCAACCTACGAACAGGTTGCTGTCCTCGTTGCCTATAATGCTAACGCCATTTACTTTGGCGATCCCGTAACTCCCCAGACTGATGGCACTGTTGCTCGCGCTTCTTCGACTGGCGCAACTCCCGGTGCTCCCGGCATTGCTGGCATCTTCGCTGGTTGCCAATATCTGTCCGTTTCGCAGAAGCGTACAGTTTGGTCCAACTACTGGCCCGGTTCAGACGTTGCTTCGACCAGCGTTGTGACTGGCTACATTATCAATGATCCGAACGCTAAGTTCGTTGCTCAGTCCGATGCCACTGGCATTGCTGTGGCAGACATTGGTTCAACGATTGGGTTTGCGATTGGTTCTGGTAATACCTCTAACGGTATTTCTGGTGCTTATCTCGACACAACCACAATCAACACTGCAACCTATAATGTGTATGCACCCTTTAAGATCGTCAGCGTGATTAATGATCCGCCGGGCGCTCCGGGTACGCTGGTCAACAGTCAAGCGTATGATTATGCGGTTGTTTCCTTCAACTATGTCCACGAAGAATTTCGTCGGCGTCTAAGGGAGTAAGGACTAATGGCTGTCAATCTCTCAGCAATTAAAGACCTTCTGCTCCCCGGATTGCGCGGAGTAGAAGGCAAGTACGAGATGATTCCATCTCAGTACGACAAGATCTTCACCAAGCATGATTCTAAGATGGCGCTTGAGCGCACCGCAGAAATGCGTTTCTTGGGTCTTGCACAGCTTAAGACAGAAGGCGGTCAAACTGCTTTCGACAATAATGCTGGTGAGCGTTATGTCTACAATCAGGAACACACAGAAATTGCTCTTGGGTATGCAATTACCCGTAAGGCAATTGATGACAACCTGTACAAGACACAGTTCCATCCTTCGAATCTTGGTTTGATCGAATCATTCCAGCAAACTAAGGAAATCTACGGTTCTAACGTCTTGAACACTGCTACCACATACAATGCAAGCATTGGTGGTGACGGCGTTGCTCTGTGCGCTTCCAACCATCCGATTGATGGTGGCACGGTTGCTAACATTCCTTCAACTGCGGTTGGTCTAAATGAGTCAACGCTGCTAAAAGGCATGATTGCTGTTCGCACGAACTCTAAATATCAAGCCGGTTTGA